GCGCTGGCGGCAGTACTGGTGTTACTACTGGCGGAACGGCTGGTGCAGGTATTACTAATGAAGGCGGTGCCGGTGGTGCTGGTGATGACGGTGGTGATAATGGAGGCGTCGGTGGTAGTGGACAAAGCGGTACTAAGTATTCGGGTCATGGTCCGGGAGGCGGAGGCGGCGGAGGTGGAGGTACTAGCGGTACTCTTGCAGGCGCTGGCGGTGATGGCGGACTTTACGGCGGAGGCGGAGGCGGAGGCGGTGGTGCGAATCCCACAGGCAACGGCGGCAACGGCGCGAATGGTGTTATTATTCTAGTATGGACACCAATAACTACTCAACAACCTGTTGAACCTACGGGCTGGACTAAAAGAGCAAACGTAACTGGAAACACAGCGGCAGTCAACTCTACTTCTCTGATAACTTCTGCAACGCTTAAATCTGTCAGTTATACCAACGGTTCTGAGATAAAGTGGACACAGTTTAACGCATCTAATAATCAGAGCGGCATTATATTGGAGCTAGAATAGTGAAAGCTGTAGTTGTTAACAAGAAAACAGAATTTGTAGACAATATTATTTTGGTTAACTCTTTGAGTGATCCTATAGGACCGGATCACGTTCTAGTTGCAATAGATAAAATTGAAAAAGAAATGTTGCCTGAAGAGAAAGAACTATATAATGTTATCAAAGAATTGGATCCTAATTACTATGATGAAAGAGTGATGATTGAAAGACCTATCTACATAGGTAAAACTAAATGGAACAATACTAGTGGTTTTTATGAAGGTGAATAACTTTGCTAGAGAATGTTTGGTATTATGATGAAGATGAGTGTGTTTACTCAACTCGATTTGACGCAATCATGTCAAAAAAACCGTGTCACTGGTACTATCATGACGCTTTTCTTAGAGCGCAAGATTGGACTAAAGAACCTAAAGAATCCCTCAAAGAATTATATCGCTTAAGAGCGGAACAGATACGCAGAGACTATGATTACATCGTTCTCTGCTATTCTGGTGGTATTGATTCCACACACATGCTCGAAATCTTCTATTACAACAATATTCATATCGATGAGATACTGGTTGTCGGCGCATTGAATGAAGATCCTGAGAAAGGTTCGGACTTCAATCATAACGGCGATCTGTACCACAATGTGTTCTCGACGCTCAATCAAATGAGTCTTCCTAATACGAAGCTAAATTTGATGGACTATACTAAGTTTTATAGCAATATTAACAACTTTACCGCTGTTAAAAAATATGGAACAGATTACTTTAAATACTTTGGTTCGTATGCGTCAGTCCATACCCTGTTCTGGCATGATATGGATAAATTTTTAGATACTGGTAAACACACAGCATATCTGTTTGGCATTGAGAAACCTATTTTTGAGTATAAAGAACTGGGATCAGACTATCGCTTTTACTTTCAAGATGACAGCTTTGATAGTTATGCAAATCGATATGAGTTTGAGAACGGTAGAAGAGTAAGTTTCTACTCTGATCCACATGAGTTGTGTGTCAAGATTATGGCAAAGCAACACCATTCTATACGAAAGTTTGCAGACGAGACTGGCACATACGGAAGAGATTTGAAAAGAAAGTTTCTAGATATCATCTACGATGTAAAACATCCTCTGTTATTTGAATCTAAAAAATCTTCGCTCAAGCATGTCAGCGACCGTGATCGATTCTTGTTTCAACGTAAGAACTCTGACATGTTCAAGTTCTATAAAGAATCGATGCAGAAAATGATGAAAGATTTGCCGATTGATGAGAAGATCAGAATGAGAACGAAACCCTACTTTCTGGACAACAAATGTATTACGCTTTAGTCTTTCTTCTATGGACTTTTGTGATCTACTGGATGCATAGGCTGGCGCATGTTTTGCCTTATTTTAAAGACATTCATGCAGATCATCATAAGCAGATTACACAGGAAACATTTGAAGGCCTTAATTGGAAAAATGTGTTTTTGTATTTTGACTCTTGGAAGTCCACTCTTGATCAGTGGTATACGGAAGTTATACCGACGATCATTATGAGTATGATTTTTGGTTGGTGGTTGTTTGCGGTTTATTATGTCTGGGCAGCATTTATTCAAGAAGCTGTCGAGCATAATTCCAAATTTGATTTGTATCCGATCATCACAAGTGGCAAGTGGCATCTAGTGCATCATAATTATAAAAATAATAATTATGGTGTATTTTTTCCTATCTGGGATATATTATTTGGCACGAGAAAGAGACATGACGCTTGACAACTGGTTGTCCAGCAATATCTGTGACAGATTAACCAATCCTGCTGTTGATTTCCGTGTCTCTGTTAAAATGTCTTTTACCGACAAACTAAGTTTTGAGCAAGCGGTCAAAGAAACAATCGACATTTTGATAGCAGAAGATAAGCCGCTCTATCTAGGTGTGAGCGGCGGCATCGACTCTGAGTATGTGCTAAGAAAGTTTGTTGAACATAAAGCTCCATTTGTTCCTGTGATTGTTCGTTCATCATGCAACATGAACGAGTATGAAATAGCTGAGAAACTGTGTAACGAGCTTAATCTAATTCCTACGATCATTGACATCACTGAAGCGGACTTTGTGTCTGTCTATAGAACACAGATACTTGGCAAACTTAATGGTGTAGGTCATTATGGTTCTAGTTCATATACAGTAGCAAAGTATGCTAAAGAGCATGATGGATTATATGTCAAGTCGGAGCATCTGATATCAGATGAAAATGATATCATGGTGGTTGGGACAAACGAATGGGACTTCTACAACGATGCTTTGCATGGTGATATAACGAGATATTTCTTCATGCATACACCAAATATTGCTTGGTCGATGATTAAAGAAATGAAAGGTATAGACGGACAAGAATTTAAATGTAAGCTTTACGGCATTCCTTATCGTGAAAAAATAAGACCAATACTTAATCCGATATATCTGGAATATGTGCGAAAACTTAAGCGAGATCGACCTTTCAAACCTAGATGGGATTCAGTTATAGGAACGCGAGAGTTCTTTTTAGAGAACTATTTTATAGTATGAAGAGATCATGGGGATTAGAGCTAGAGTTTGGTGATGTTCGAAGAGATTTGATCATTCCTAAAGAGCTAGGTTCATGGAATTACACAGAAAGAGATATTGTCAATCAGCGAGAACCATACTGGGGCATCGCGGCTGATCCATTAGGCATTGATCCTCCTGTTGGCGGAGAGATCAACACAATACCGACTGACGATTATCGTGAGCAAATAGTCATATTCGAAAAGCTCAAGCAGTTCTTCATTGATCATGATTGTCCTCCTACAGCTTCTTGTGTGTCGAACACGCATGTTCACTTGCGTATTCCAGGTTTGCGAAACGATCTATTTCTTCTCAAGCGATTTTTCAAAGAAACATATAGACGACAAGATAGGTTTGTTAGAAAAGTTTATGGAATTGGTCCTCAGAGACATCCTTATATAAATGATGACAGTGGTCGGAAGTATTCTGAAGAAGCTAGTATGGCTATCATGAATGCTAAAACGTGTCCAGAGTTTTTCAGTCGATGCGTTTACAATCCAAAGAAAGCGACTGAGCGTTATCTAGTCAACTTCATGTCGCTTGTCAAGAATGATACACTAGAGTTTCGGTTTTTTCGTTGCACCACAGAAACAAAACACATAGAAGGCATTTTGTCTTTCTGCAATCTCTTTGTCGAAAACGTAGTCAACAATGTACCTATGAGCTACGACTACGACTTTCCAAAACTGGAATATGATGAAGAGCTTTTCAATAGTTGGATCAAAACACGAAAACGCGATTAAACAGAATTTAGAAAGTTGCTAAAATTCCAAATACCTGTTTTAGGTCGATCTTTATATGTATAATGATCTTCCGTTTGGAGAATATTAATAATCTTCTCTTTTGTGTCCAGTTTCACGACTGTTCCGTTAGACCTTGTATAACTGAGAATATCGCCGCGGCCCATTTCAAGCGGTAACCAAAAACGAATAGGACATGATACATTATTACCGCCACCATAATCTAGAGACTTTAAGCGTCTCCAAGCGTTTAGTTGTTCTGCTGTATATCCGTTGTCTATAAATTCTTGTGTTTTTTGTTCCCACAAACATTTATAGCATTTACCGCAGTCTGTAACGCTAATTCCATCTGAGTTAATTTTAGGATTATGACAAGAAATAGTATGTCTACGAATATTTTCAGGAAGATATTTTAATATGTGCCAGCGATTAAATCCTTCATAGAATGAACCATCAACAAGAGGATCCCAAGCAGTGCCCTGAGTTACTAGTTTATTCCATAAGTTTTTAGATGCGAAGTATGTTGGTGTACCTTTAAGAGTGCTGCCTTTAAAAAGCGACTGGTTTTGCTGTTCCCATGTGCGACCTGTTACAAATCTATCATAAGTACCATTGTTCATAAATGGCGCCACATACTCAACAGCATAAAGATAATGATTGTCATTTTCTGGATGAATTTCAGACTGAAGAACTGTTTTTTTGATTGATGTGAAAGGTCTAATTTTCTGAAGTTCCTCAATGAGTGCATCAAATCTCATCAAAAATCTTCCTCGAGGAGCCCAAGACACAGTTCCACTAGGATCATTAACCAGTGTCAACGTTGTCAGTTCATCAGTCGTTTCAGTTAAAATCTTATGCGCTATAAAAGCGGAATCTGCGCCATTCGAAAACATCATAATTGTTTTCATATTTGAGTGTCCTTCGTTCTAAATAACTCGCTACTATTTATAAGAGGCAAATTTATGATCAAGCTTTTAGTATTTCTTTTTCTTCTAATCTCTAATACGGCTTTTGCCCAGATGAATATTGTTACATCCAGCATACCTGGTGGTGGAGCTGATATTCAAGCAAGAGTTATAGCCAAACATCTTAGTAAGTATTTGCCAAATAGGCAAACAGTAAATGTTATAAACATGCAGGGTGCAGGTGGACTAAACATGACTAACTGGATGTATAATGTGGCTGAACCCAATTCTCACATAGCCATTTTATCTGTTAATAACGATACGATAATTAAAGGTATTCTAAAAGATAAGGCCGCACGCTATGATCTTGAAAAGTTTAATTGGCTTTTTTCTGCTGAAGACGGTGATGACAATGTTTTTGTGTTATGGGCTAACAATAATAGAGGATTGCGAAATATAGAAGACATGCGAAGTGAAAACATTTATATTGTTGGTAATACTGGTCCAAATAATCTTCAGACTTATATTCTAGAAGAAATTGTGGGTATTCGTTCTAAAATCGTTTATGGTTATAAAGATATTATTAGGGCGTTACAAATCAACGAAATCGACGCTCGTTTCGGAACGCTTCTGAATGCAAGAGCTAGATATCCTCAGTGGTTGTCAGAAGGATACGAGATCCAACCAATACTTCAGGTTGGATCGTCTAAACGACATCCACTTCTACCAAAAGTACCAAATGCCCGCGAGTTTGCTAAGACCGACGTTCATAAGCGCGTTTTAGACTATTATGAGAAAAATGTTAGACTTGCCCGACTGATTTTTGCTTCACCAAACATGAATGCCGAAACTATCAACATGATAGTGGCCGCATCTATACTTCTTGAACAAGATCCAGAATTTATTGAAGACGCTAAAAAACTGGAAATGGGTGTAGATTTTATTCATCATGAGGAAACCAACAGACTTATGAGGGATTTGTTGGCCACAGATCCAAATTTGTTAAGAACCGTTACTCACAGATAATATAAATATAAAAAGCAATATAAGGACAAAACATGTCTAATCCAGAAACCAGAGAGCAACTTAAAGATTGGTGTCTTCGTCAACTTGGTTTTCCAGTTATCGAAATCAACGTAGACGACGATCAGGTAGATGATCGTATTGATGAAGCCTTTCAGTACTTTCAGCAGTTTCATTTTGACGGTGTTGAACGTACTTACACAAAACACCAACTAACATCCACAGATATTAGTAATAAATGGATACCTATATCGAACAATATTATAGGTGTTACACGTATCTTTCCAGTAGCTGCTTCAAATGCCACAGTTAATATGTTTGACTTGCGATATCAGTTGCGCTTACATGAATTGTATGATTTTACCAGCACATCATATGTCAACTATGTATTGACAATGCAGCATATTCGTACACTCGACTTGCTGTTTTCTGGTGAGCAACCTATTAGATTTAATCGTCATACCAATAGACTTTATCTGGATTGGAACTGGATGCAGTTTGCTCAAGCGGGCGAGTGGATTATTGTCGAGGGTCGTGTGATCACAGACCCAGACTCATACAGCAGAGTTTATAACGATATGATGCTGAAGAGACTGGCTACTGCATATATTAAGCGCCAGTGGGGTGCTAATATGTCTAAGTTTGCTGGTATGCAACTTCCAGGCGGTATTACAATGAATGGTGTTCAGCTATATCAAGATGCTGTAAATGAAATTAAAGATTTGGAACAGCAAATTCGAGAAATATATGAAGAACCACCTCAGTTTATAATGGGATAATATGGCAACTTCACAATACTTCAACAACTTCTCTGCTGCTACAATAGGTGAACAGCGTCTTATGGAAGACGTTATCGTTGAGTCTATCAAGATTATGGGGCATGACGTTTGGTATATTCCTCGTGAAGGATTTAACGAGACAGACTTTCTTTATGGTGAAAACGTTCAGTCGAAGTTTGAACGCGCTTATCAAATAGAAATGTATCTGGCAAACGTTGAAGGTTACGAAGGAGACGGCGACTTCTTTTCCAAATTTGGTCTAGAGATTCGAGATACATCAAATTTTATCGTATCCCGTAAATCGTTCGAGCGTTATGTTCCTTCTTCATTGGCTATTAGACCAAAAGAGGGTGACCTTGTTTATGTGCCCTTGATGCAAAAGCTTTTTGAAATAAAGTTTGTCGAAGAAGAATTGATGTTCTTTTCTCTAGGTAAAAGAAATCCATATATCTACGAACTGCGCTGCGAACTCTTCCGTTACAGCAACGAGAGTATCGATACTGGTGTTGATGAAATCGATGAGATTGAAGATAGACACGCATATGCTATTCAACTAGATTTTTCAACAGGCAATGGCAATTTTGTAAAAAGCGAAACAGTATATCAGGGCACGACTTTGGCAACAGCTAGTGCTGTAGGACATGTTAAAGAGTGGGATAGAACCAACACGAAATTGCAACTTATCAACATACAGGGCACATTTGTTGCAAATACGAATGTTATTGGTGTAACTTCTAACAGCATATATACAATTCAGACACAAGACGATCTTGATGATTTTGCGGTATATGATCAATATGATAATAAAAATATTCAAGATGAAGCAAACACATTTATTGACTTCTCTGATGTTAATCCGTTTGGACAACCATAATGCTTAGTAATCAACACTTTTATTTCCAATTAACCAGAAAGTATGTTATTCTTTTTGGCAATATGTTTAATAACATAAATGTCATTAGAAAAAACAAAACAACTGGTTCTGAGATTGAAAGAATAAAAGTTCCTATCATTTATGCGCCTAAAGTAAAGTTCTTTGCGCGTTTTGAAGCTGATCCAGATTTGACAAGAGAACTACAAATCGTTCTTCCGCGCATGTCGTTTGAGTTAACTGGTATCAGCTATGACGCTTCTCGCAAACAAAACTCGCTTCT